AAAAAATCAAAAACAAGTATGAATATGAGAAGGAAGAGTAATTTGACATAAATAGTTACAAAAGAGAGGAGAATTACAATGTCGATTATTGTTTCAAAATTGACAGTGAACATGAAGAAGGTTTTGAGTGGAACTTTTCCTAATTATAAAGGAAGGAAATTCAAGGTAATTGAAGATAAATTTCCTCAAAGTTTGGACTCTTATTGGGATGGTGGTTCAAGGACATATTATTCCTTTTTTGACATCAAAACAGAAAAGGTGGTGAATCTTGGATCGAATCATCCTTTCTTTGAAAAAGAAAAACCCCGTCACCTTGGTGGAGCCTTGTTAAATGGTGTGGTTTTAGTTTCAAATAGTATTTTCCTTGGTAAAGATACCGGAATTACCTTTTATGTGAATAAGGGTGATGATTATGAATGGTTGGTTGGTAAAAAAGAAATTGCTACCGATGAACTGAACAGAAATCAAAAAATTGTCTTGGTTTATACAAGAGGATATAAATCATCTTATGCCGGCGTAAAAGATAATAGGTATGTGGAAGCATTCCGAAGCCATCAAATTTCAAAAGATGATTGGTATGAGGCAAAAAATTGGTTGATCCAGAATATGTATTTGAACAAAGCAGGTGCAATAACCGTAAAGGGTAAAAACGCTATTATGAATGTTAGAGAGTACGATTTAAAATAAATTGTGAAAGAAAGTTTACAATTGATTGGCACCGTTAATTTTAAAGTATTTAAAAAAGAAAATAATTAATCTTGGTTTGCCAGTATTGAATAGAAAGTGGGATAAAATTAATATATTAACGGTAAGTTTGCAAGAAAGAAGTAAACAAAGAATTAAAGAAGTTGAATTGATGTTACCAACCACAAAAAATAAAGAAATTGCTAAAAATTTAGGTATATCATCTGCTGCTGTTTCTCAAATTGTTAAGAGAAATAATTTACGAAAGGTAAAATAAAATGTTGAATGGAGGGAATATTGTCGGCGGTAGCAATGTGTGGCTTACCGCTGACTGGTAATGTCACCTTAACCATTACAATATCATAAAATATTGTAATCGACCTTTTCAAACCATTGAGGAAATGAATGGTGCTATCAGAGAAAATCATAACCAATTGGTTAGACCAACTGATACTGTTTATTTTCTCGGTGATTTGATATTATGTGGTTCGTGGATCGATATAAAATCAAACTTCAATGGTCATTTTCAATACATATGGGGTAACCATGATCGGAAAGTTTTTTCAGATGGGACCCGGCCACCGTATGGAATGTGTATAAAACATTTCAGTAAAAAAGTGTATCTTACTCATTTTCCAAAAAACCTTCCAAAGGGATTTGATGTTTATTTTACAGCACACCACCATGATCATTACAAATTTGCAATTGTCGAAGGTATCAAGGTGATGAATGTCGGGGTTGACGTTTGGAACTTTAGGCCAATCAGTATGAAATATGCTATCAATGAATACTTCAACAAAAACAACTGGTTGAATGTTCAAAATAATTCTTGACATTTTCTCAAAAATATAGTATAATATATCCATAAAAAAATAAGAAAGGAAATTTGTGTAATGGGATTAGACATGTATTTGTTCAAAACAAAACGATTGGAGGATTTTGATCTTTACAAATGGTGGCCTGGAGATTTGAAAGAAGAAAATCCGGAAATGTTTGAAAAGACCAAGCAGTACCTTATTGATCGTGGTGATTCAAATTATTCTTGGCAGGATTACCATGAGGAAGCTGGTTACTGGAGAAAAGCAAATGCAATCCATGCATGGTTTGTAAAGAATGTGCAGAACGGTGTGGATGATTGTGGAAATTATGAGGTTACAGAGGATAAAGTAAAGGAACTTCTTTCTCTTTGTGAAGATGTTATGAAAAACCAGAAAAAGGCTCATAAAATTCTTCCAACACAATCTGGATTCTTTTTTGGATCTTATGACTATGATGAATGGTATTTTGTTGAGATAAAGTATACCATTAAAATTTTGAAGAAGCTCAAGAAATTCGATTATAAGAATTATGTTTTGAGCTATCATTCAAGTTGGTAAAAACTATGAAAATTTTGATGATTGGAGACATTCACGGCCAGTTTGGTGCACTGAATAAACTTATCAATCAACACAAAAATAAGATTGATATGATTATTCAGTGTGGTGATTTTGGTTACTGGCCGAAAGATTGTGGAAAATGGCATACAGACGTTTATGGTAAAGTAAAGGTTTTTCAGATAACCGTGAAGAATCACGGTATTCCTTTCTATTTCTGTGATGGAAACCATGAGGATCACGAATCCTTGCTTTTACTTGGAAACAATGAAATACTACCAAATGTTTTTTATATGAAAAGAGGTAGTGTTTTGGAAGTGAATAATAAAAATATCTTGTTTATGGGTGGAGCGTTTTCGATTGACCGTGCTTGGAGGATTCTTGGAAAGAGTTATTTTCTGGAAGAAACCATTGGTCAGAAAGATGTATTGAACCTACCTGATCAAGATATTGATATTGTTGTCAGCCATACAGCTCCGAACGAGTTTATTATTCCATTAAACTTGAAGAAGGAACATGATCCATCCAGAGATGCGTTATCGTACATCTTGAATAGGTATCAACCAAAAAGATGGTATTTCGCTCATTTTCATGCTCATTTTACAGGGCTTGAAAATAACTGTAAATGGACATGTTATAGCTGTTCGGGTGATACTCAAAAATGGTGGGAAGTAATTACCATCTAAACAAATAGTCGGTCCCTATAAAAAGGACCGACTATTTACAATTCAAAGGAGATGATATATAATATATTTATGGAAAGTAGTTTACTTGAAAAACTTATATTGAAGTCCTGTTTAATTGACAATCATTTCCTTTCACTTGTATCATCAACATTTTCTCCAGATTATTTTGATGATAAGGTTATAGGAAGGATGTTTGCCGATGTAATAGAACACTTCAAAAATTTTGGGAATCCAATTCCAAGGGATATTCTTGTCCATGATGATATTGAAAGAAAGGCAACGCTCGCAGAAGCGGATGCAATTGATTTTGACATCAAGACAAATTATCAGTTTTTGTATGAAGAAACAGATAAGTATTTGAGGGAACAGGCAGTAAAAAATGCCATTCTGGAAAGTGTTTCTGTTGTCGAGTCCAAAAAGGATATATTCAAGATTTATGGTCTTTTGGAGGATGCTCTTTGTAAAAGTTTGAAAATTACATTGGGTTTGGATTATTTTGGTACAATGTCGGAGAGAATCCGTCGGATGATCAATAACGATGATCCAAGACTACCAACATATTTCAATCAAATGGATGAATATCTCAATGGAGGATTTCCTCCTTGTACACTATCCGTATTTTTGGCACGAATACATGGTCATAAGTCCAGTATTATGGCAAATATTTCTTCAAGACAGGTTTTACATGGGCATAATGTTGTGATGATGACCCTTGAAATGTCAGAAGATATGTATTCACAGAGGTATGATGCAATCTATTCTGGTCTGAATATCAATAGAATTTATAAAGATCAAGAATCAAAGGTTGAAATGGTAAAATCATTGAAAGAGATAAAGAATCCTGGAAAGTTATATATCAAACAGTTTCCTACGGGAAAAGCTACAGTAAATGATTTTAGGATTTATTTGAAAGAGTTACAGTTAAGAAAGATAAAAATTGATGCCCTATATTGTGATTATATCAATTTGATGAAACCTTCATATCGAAATCGAAGGGATTTATATCAAGATGTGAAAGAAATTGCAGAGGAATTGAGAGGATTATCATTTGAATTTGAATGTCCTGTAATTTCAGTATCACAGTTGAACCGGGAAGGAATGGATGATATTGATCTTGAACAGATTGATTTTATCCATACATCCGAATCAATGGGATTACCGGCTACTGTTGATTTTTTATCCATTCTCGGTAATTCGGATGAAATTCGACTTTATAAAAATGAAGTCCATTATAAGATTGTAAAAAATAGATTAGGAGGTAGGGTTGGTGAAATATCAAAGTTGTATTTTGATGGAGCATCTTTGAAAATGTATGATGTAAGTGAGTTGGATCAATGGAGATCAGATAGTATAAAATCCCTTGACCAAAGATCAATTGTTGAAAAGGTCAGTAAAACTCCACGATCTTTGGGAAAGAGGTCAAGAAAAGTTGAAGATGATGATTAAGAAAGGATAGAAAAATGGAAATTGAAGTTTATAAAATAAAAGAAATTGATGAAGTTAGCTCAAGGGTTTTAAAAGGTGTTTGTGAACATCCACGATTGTTGGGTAATATTTTTTCAGAATGGTACCATCACCTTACTTTTATGTCAACGGAACAGATAAAAAACAATATTTTGGAATCTATTTCTCTGGCAAAAGAGACTTTGGTATGGAAGAAAAATGGTACCCTTCAAAAGAGGATTAATTCTCTACAGGATTACCTATCAAAAAATATATATGATAGGAGAATCTTGATGACAATTGTTACCAACACAATATTATCTGCAGAGGGATTTTCAAACCTAAAAAGATAGAAGGGGGAATATTGAATGGCCGTTGTTATGGTTAATGATAAACTTTATTTATTTGACCTGTTTGTTTCCGGAACAGGAATTCCTATAGAAGATGACCAGATATTGAAAGTTCTCGGTGAAGAAAAGTATTATTTAGCAATGGAAAAAATAAAGAAGTATAAAGAAAGTCAAAATATCTTGTTTGAAAGTGAAGGGTAATATGTTATGGCAGTAAAAACTATACCATCTGTTGATGATCAGTATAAAAACTGGTTGGAGACACAAAGGTTTATCAATCCACCAGAAGAAGGATATGTGAAAGATGTCCTTATAAAGGAATTGAAATTTTTATCCTCAATGTCTGTTGAAGAATATACTTTATATCGTAAGTGGATGGAGATAAGATATAAGTATCCTAAACAAAGTGGTTCCGAATCGATTTCTTTCTTCTTTGGTGAAGAAAAACCACAGTATTATGAATTGAAAGTGATGAAGGATAATATTTGGATTCCAAACGATCCTATGGATTATTTGAAGTTGCAACCTAAACTGGTTTGGCATGATGAGGATACTGTGGAAGATTGGAATACATGGAGAACATTTATCAGTACCATGTTGAACAATCCCAATATCGGTAGACAGTTGTTTTATAGTGTGATCGATGAGGTGACAGGTAAGATGTTGGGTGTTTTGTGTATGTCCGGTGACTTTTTGGATTTGACACCTCGGGACAACTATATTGGATGGTCCAGAGAACATAAAACAAGTTCAGGTATGTTGAACCATACAGCTATAGGTTCAACGATTGTACCAACCCAACCCCTTGGTTATTCTTATGTTGGTGGAAAACTATTAGCATTGTTGTTGCTTTCAGATGTCTTGGCCAAGAAGTGGAAAGAAAGGTATGATGATATACTTGTTGGTATTACAACCACAAGTATATATTCATCTTATTCACAATATCAGAATTTATCATATTGGGCAAAGAGAGGTCATTCAAAAGGTTCCATTAAATTTGAACCTTCAAAAGAAACCGTGAACCTGGTTAAGGATTGGTTGAGGCATAACCATACAAGAAGGTATTTTGAGTGGTATCATGGTTTGAATAAAAATGGTCAACCATTGAAAAGAGATCATAAACAAAGGTCTTTATCCTTTGCTTATTCAAAACTTGGTATACCACAGGAATTGGTACTTACAAACCATCAGAGAGGAATATATTTCTGTATCCTATATACAAACACATGTGAGTATTTGAGAATGGAAATACCAGAAGAAAAATTGATCAAGAGATTTGATAATTCCGTTGATGTTTTGGTGAAGTTGTGGAAAGAAAAATATGCAAAGAAAAGAATTGAAGCTATTTTGAAGGACGGCCGATATTCAACAGATACTTTATTCTACAATGATCTTATTGGCGTTACATGGGAAGAAGCAAAGGAAAAATATTTGAAAGATGTAGGTAGATAAGATGAAAACCGAAGATGTGAAAAAACTGGTGGAAGATGATCTGGAAAAGCTATCATCAATGCCTGTTCCTGAAAGCCTTTTATATAAGAAATGGATTGAGGTAAATGACTATAATTTTTCCATAAAAGATAAACAGAGAATATATGAATTGAAAAGATCGTTGTGGAGACCGGATGATCCACAGGATTATATGAAATTGGAACCTGTGGTTTTGATTGTTGATACAGCACAACAACTTCAAACCTGGAACCTATTGAGGTTGTTTATTTCTACGGCACCATGGTCACAGAATCCGGGTAGAAATGCAAAATATATTGTTCAGGATAATAAGACCAAAGATTATCTTGGTGTTATTTCTCTTGGTTCTGATTTCATTGCAATCGGTGGCCGAGATAAATATATTGGATGGACAATAGACAACCGGTTGAAAGATAAGATGTTGAATTACCTCGCAATGGGATCCAGTATCGTACCTACACAACCTCTTGGTTATTCCTTTGTTGGTGGAAAATTGATTGCACTTCTTGTTTTATCTGATACAATTGAGAATGATTGGAACAAAAGATACAGAAAAGAAAAACTTGCTGGTATAACGACAACGAGTTTATTTGGAGGATTTTCTCAATATAATCGTTTACCTTATTGGAGACAGTGTGAGTCCTCGGAAGGTACAATTCCTATAGAACCATCCGAACCTGTTTATATAAAAATCAAGGAATGGATGGAAGAAAATTACCCAGGAAAGATAAAAGAGTTATCCTGTGGTGATGAAAATACGGTTGGTATTCCCACCCATCCTAAAAATAGTATACTGACGTTTGCTTTCAAACATCTGAAAGTGAAAAATCGGGAAAACAAGGCGCCGAGAGGTGTTTATTATGCACCTTTGTATGAAAACACCAATGACTTTCTTGCCAAAAAAACAAAAGATTTGGGTAAAAAGAAGTTTGATAATTCTGTAAAGGCATTGACAAATATATGGAAAGAAAGATTTGCAAAAAATCGACTTTCAAATGTACTGAAAGACGGTAGATATTCAACTGATACCTTGTTTTATGATGATCTTATTGGAATGTCTTGGGAAAAAGCTAAAGAAAAATATATACAGGATGTTGGCCGATGATCGATGTTCATGCTGAAAGATATAATTTTTTGATAAAGTATTGGAAAGATAAGTTTACAATCCTTTATGATTGGGATATAATGTATATTGATGATGGTCAACATTATTGTATGTCTTTTTATAATCCTGTCTTGAAGAAAGCTGTTATTCATCCATGTGATATTGAGTCCTTTGAAGATTGGATTTTACATGAGATGTTGAAAATTTCTTTTGTTGCTGCATGTCAGAATACAAACAATGCTAATCTTTTTATAGAAGATATTTGCACAATAATACCTCACTGAAAATAGGAATAGATAAAAATATGTTTCGCAATATTATTTACGATACCAAAAAGTCTGTTATCCATCTATGGGAACAGTTCAAAGGGGAAAATTTATACACAAATATTCCTTGGGTTCCCTATGTTTTTGTTTCAGAACCTACAGGTAAGATTTTTTCAATTGATGGTATTCCTGTTGTAAAGAAAGAATTTGACTCTTACCAGGATTATTATGAATATCAATCTAATCAAAATAATATTTTTGAAAATAATGTTAGACCAGAAATTCAGTTCCTATCTGAAAGATATTATGGAATTCCTGATGATGAAACCGAATTTCCAAATTTGAAAATATATTCAATTGATATAGAATGTTATGCAGAATCTGAATTTCCTACAGCACAGGAAGCAAGATATCCAATTGTTTTGGTTTCCATTTATGATAATTTATCCAATTCAACCTATACCTTTTCTACAAAACCATATTCCGGCCAATATAAGCAGGAATCATGGTTGAAATACTATTCCTATTCAACGGAAGAAGATATGTTATATGGTATTTTTAGCTTCTTGAAAAGGAATCCATGTGATGTATTGACAGGATGGAACTGTCTTGATGAAAATACAAATATTTTTTTATCAGATAAAATTTTAAAAATAAAAGATGTACGATGTTTTGATAATTTAGGTAAGTATGGTATTGTAAAAAATCATTTATTTACCGGAAATAAAAAACAATGTGTAATTAGAACATCTTTTGGTAATGTTGTTAAATGTTCAGAAGATCATATTTTTCCTGTTTATATGAAACTTAAGGAAAAATATAAAAATGATAAAACTTTATTGAAAAACAAAGAGGATATTTCTGTAAAAGATATAAAGAATAAACAGTTACAGAATGATGTTTATTTACAAGTAGATAGAAATTTAAATTTAAATTGTGATCTTACTTATAAAAAATATGTAAAAAATAATTTCAGAAATTTGGTTAATAATGGTTTGGATATAATTTTACCAAACAATATTGTTGGTTTTCTCAAAAAAAATTATCCAAATTTAGTTAAAGAAAGAGTATATGATAAAGTTAATTGCAGATACTGGAAAAAGACAAACTTATGGTGTTATAATAATTTTAAGGATGTTTTAAATCCAGATATGGTTTCTCCGGAAATTGGAAATGATCTTTATGTTATTTTTAATAAACATAAGTATTTTATAAATCTTAACAAAAAAATAGATAATAATGTTTTATATTTATTGGGATTGATTTTCACAGACGGAACTTTTTATAAATCAGAATATTCCATATCAAACACAAATATTGGTATAGTTTGTGGTTGTAGTGAAATTGTTAATAGATATAGAAAATCTAAATATCAAAATATTTCTGATATAAAATTTCGTTTAAATGAGAAAAAGTCACACAATAAACAATATAATATAATTTTTTCTTCTTTTAATGAAATTGGTGTTTTAAAACACATGATTTATAAAGGAGATAATAAAAAGTGTATATCTGTGGAATTATTATCACAATTATCATATGATCAATTTATTTCATTTTTAGCCGGAATGATTGATGGTGATGGTTCTGTTGGTGAGACTTTTATATCTTTATGTAATTATAATGGTTGTATAAATGATATTTCATCTTTACTTTCCTTTAATGGATTTATGCCAACAGTCAATAAAGAACAGAATATTGTCAGAATTAATTATGTTGTTAATTTTAACAAAAATGGTTGTGTTGATATAATTAAAAAGTTGTTTCATGATAAAAAAAGAAATATCAAATTCAAAAATGTAATAAAAAAGAATTCAAAATCAAATAATATTAAATATTTTGAATATGAGAATTTTCTTCTACAAAAAATAGAAAGTATTGAAACCGGAGAAATTTCTCCTATGTTTGATATGGAGACATCAACAAATTATTTTAATTGTAATGTTGGTATAAAAACCCACAATTGTGTCAATTTTGATCTCCAATATATTATCAATAGATGTAAGTTTATATTTGATGATAATACCTCAGCCTTTTTGGGCCTTTCACCAATAAAGAAAGTCAAATCTTGGTATAAAAATAATGAGTTCAACATTGATATTGCTGGTGTAACAATACTGGACTATATGGATTTGATCAAATGGTATCATCCAAATAAACTTGAAAGATATACTTTGGATTTTGTATGCAAGAATGTATTGGGTAAGGGTAAGTTGGATTATTCTGATTATAATAATTTGAATGATCTTTATAATAATAACTGGGATAAATTTGTTGATTATAATATCACAGATGCTCTCCGTGTTTTTCAGTTGGAAGAAAAACTTGGTTATATCAAAATGGTTCAATCTCTTTCATTGTTGACAAAAACACCGATGAAGTATTATAATGTAATGAACCAACTTATAGAAGGTATGTTTCTTACATATTTTCGCAGGAATAAAATGTGCGCTCCTTATTTTTCCGGTGGTACACAAGAGAGTTATCCAGCGGCAATAGTAAAGGAACCAATTCCCGGTCTATATGAATGGGTTGTTGACCTTGATATTACATCATCTTATCCAAGCCACATCATTACTTTGAATATGTCAACAGAAACATATTATGGTAGAATAAAAGATATGACAGAGGACGAGGTTGTTTCCTATGTTCGTAAAGGAGAGTTTCCTCCATGTAATGTTTTGACAAAGAAAGGACTTGTCAATTTGAGAGATGATAAACTTGAATTTTTCAACAAGGCTTTGGGAAGAAGATTGCTTTCAGTTGCTCCCTGTGGAACAATATTTACTACAAAAACTCCAGGTGTTATTTCTATCATGGAACAGTATGTTTTTGATAAAAGGTCAGATGTCAGAAATCGTATAAGAAAGATGAGGAAAACCTTACCGGATTTGAGAAATTCTGATTTACTCAATAGGAAGAACAAAATTACTCAATACAACTCTCTCCAGTTGGCATTGAAGGTTATACTCAATGCTGCTTATGGTATTACAGCTACACCGTATTCACGATATTTCAATAAGGATTTGGCGGAGGCTATTGTGTCCTGTGGTAGACATACAATAAAGTCTGGTGAGAAATTTGTTAATAAATTATTAAATCAACCACCAAAAGAGTTACAAGATATTTTAGATCAAATCAAAAAAGTGTAAATTTTATAAAAGGAGATATTCAAAATGTTTGACGGAGGTAAAAAGGTAGATGACGTTGATTATGTCATCTACCTTTGAGGATTGATACCGATTCATTATTTTTAAACCTTGGATTATTTTTGGATAATAATATTGGAAAATCCTGGCGAAACAGACCAACAGAAGATATAAAAATCATAATGAGAAATATTTCTGCTGTGGTTGAATCATATATCAATGATGCAATATATCGTGATGTCCAAAGAAAATCATATAACTCTGCAGAAGAAAAGTTTCGTATTCGCTTCAAACAGGAAATGGTTGCAAAGACCATTTTGTTTACAAGTAAGAAACACTATGCAATGTGGTTAGTGGATGATGATAAGACATCTGTGGATAAAATAAAGACAGTTGGTTTGGAAATTGTAAGATCAGATACACCGGAGATGATTCGCCCAATGTTGAAAGAG